GAGCTTGTTCGGTATCTGTACCATCTTCTGTTCATTCCTACATACATCCAGACCTTATCTCACAATGGCTTCTCCCGAACTTCCGCCGCAGCCCGATGACGACCTCATGCTGCCATTCTCGGAACTCAGAAATGAGGTCACTGATTTCACCCTGTCGGAGTCTATGGCGGCATTGAAGGGAAACAAGGTCACTCTGCCTGACCCTAACTCGAAGAAGAGCAAGAAGAAGAAAGCGGCCGCTGCTAAGCGCGAAGAAGGACAGAGTGCTCAGACCACTCCGAAGGTCCTGCCTGCTTCTCTCAGCCTGCCTGAAGGGCTTGAAGAAGCTCTCTCAACAGCTCGTGTGCAGCGCTCACAGCAGACTAGCGTGCAGCCTCACCCTGCGATTACTCACGACACAGGTGTAGCTGACGATAACGAACTCATGGCAAGGATGATGAACGATCCTGTTCTGTTCGTAAACGAAATGAGTGGTCGAAGCCAGGTCTTGCGCGTCGCAACATCGTCTCTTACCGCACGAGTCGATGACCTGGAGAGAACGATCACTCAGCTGCGTACGGCATTGACTCGACTCGAGGCTGAGAACTCCGACCTCCGCAACACCATGACCATCCTAAGCGATGACAAGGTGCGATCTGAAACTCGTCTGGAAGATCTCAAGAAGGATTTTGCAAATCTCCTCGCTGTCCAAGATGTAGACCACAAGAAGCGTACCGATGATCTCTACATGGTATACAAAGATACTCCTGACATCATCGAACGGGTGACTCGCCGCGCAAATGACGTAATCGCGATGTTGCCTACCGATGTAAAGACCAGTCTTCAGCAGGTCACACTCACTCCCAACGAGGCCGCAACTCTCGGAGTAATCAAGAGCAAAACGACCACTGCCCCCATCAAGTTGTCCAAGGCTGCTCGGAAGATGTTCAAGTAAGTGGTAGGTGATCTGGTTGGGCTCTATTTATAAAAACTTAGGAGCAAAATATAGATTCCTACACACACCCACTCGACATCCCATATCGCCACCAGTCAACAACATGCCTCGCCCTATCCCGCCTTCCTTCGTCGATCAGGACACGTACGGTGTCGTCGCAGGCGCTGACGCTCGCAATGTGCGTACCCTCCAAGTCCCTGCCGACTACAAGGTCGGACTGACTGACCTATTCATCGGTCGCGAGCTTTTGCCAATCAGTTTGGCGATGGCGGGTCTCGTTACGGCGACCGACCCAGAGGACGTTGCAAAACTCGTTCTGGGTGCAATCCTCGCCGCATCGGGTACTCCGGCAACTTCAGCCCGTATCTCGACCTCTTCCATGTTCGACGCGGGAGGATATAAGAAACTTGCTGATTGGGTTCGCCGCGAGATCTTCCGCATCGACGACAGCGGAGATGCCATCCCTGATGCCGCTGACGCGAACAGCGACACTCCGATTCCTCGCCCCGGGGATGACTGCTTGCCGGGATGGTACCGAGGTCTCGACGTGAACTTGAACACCTTGCGTGATACATTCGAGATCGACGATGTCGAGAAGGTCGCGTACGCTGGCATCTTGGGCTTCGCTGTCGGGAAAGAACCGACTGCCGAGAACTTGTCGGCCTTCAACGCCAGACGTAGAAACGCGGTCCGCTCGTTCCTTACCGCGGACGAGCTAACCCTCTTCGTTGACGATTCTCCGTTCTTGTCGCTCGAGATCTTGACCAAAGTTCATCGATGCATGAACTCGTTCATCGAGGATCGTGCAGCTGTTATGTCGGCGGTTATCGCCAACGACCGGGCACTCATCTCTGGCAATCCTCGCGTGTTCTACACTCTGTTCCGACTGAGCGCAGGATCTTCTCTCAACCCCATCTTCATCATTGCGAAGTTTGCACGCAAGTACAGGGCCCTTTACGCCGAGCTTCCTGAGCTCGAAACTGAGTACTGGGCTGCACACAAGGCGATCGAGAAGTTCACGTCCATCAACGAACGTGAGCGCTTGTACCAGAAGGTTATCTTCGGCAGTGCGTATGTTCCTGTTGAGCGTGGCGACATCCAGAATCTCCTCGGAGTCGCAGCCTTCGCCTTATCCAAGACCGAAGAAAACTACGAGAACTACAAGGGAGGCGTCCTCAGCGAGAAGCATCGCGAAGTCATCAACACCGTGCTCGGATCGGCCACTGAGGCTACTGCCGAGGAAGATGTTGAGGCATAGATGCGCACTACATCTGGAACCATCCCGTCACCATGAATGAGGCCTATTTATAAAAACTTAGGAGAAAATACCGTCAATATGGACGACATCGCACGCTCCTTGTCTGTATACAACCAATCTCTCCAACTCTTCATGGACGTCCTTACTCGAGTGCTAGACACTGCTTATGAATCGGTCGAGGTATCGTCTGAAGAGGACTCTCGACTGAATACACCAGACACCGACGCAGAGAAAGAGCAAACCGTCGAGACGAACTGAACGATTAATGTGGTATCGTTAACTATTTATAAAAACTAATACTTAGGAGATAATACACATCATCCTACATCATGGTGCAAATCGACTTGTCTCACTTATTCGAGGATCTCCGCCCAGCGCGCGCGGATGCTCCCGCGGAGAAGCACTTGCAAAGCCCCATCACCGTCTCTTTGCTAGAGCGCGTGAGGGATGTTATCGAGAAGTGTCTCGACGAAAAGGTTCGCTCTCCAACCTTCTCGTCCCAACGTGCTCTGCCACCGTACTCGGTACGAATTCTCGCTTCCATTCTCACCAAACAGCCACACATGAACTACTCAGGGATCGAGTATATAGTACGACCAGTTCTTCGCGATTTCCCGGGAATGAGTCGAGCTCCCCCAATTCTCACCCCAGAACTATACCCCGAATACTTAAAACGCACACTTAAAATTGATTCGGAACTCGATGACGTCTACGCTGAGGCCTCAGACTTGTATAATACCGAACTCGAAGCGTATAAATCTTGGGCGACACTCCCTAATATAACCTCTATGGTAGACTCGCTGATTCAGAAACCTGTGACTCCCTCCAAAGCAGCATTGCGTTGCTACGCAGAATATAGGTATTGGGACTTTCTCGTCGAGGCATATCGTTCTCGGAAGAAGACGAAAAAATTTGGATCACCTCCGATAACGATAAAACAAACGAAATTTTTTGTGTACAACGGATTCCTTGTGGAGCAAGAAGGAGACAAGAAAGTCGAGTCTGTTAAGGACGGAGTGAGAACGTTGCGTGCTCCCCGTCGTTGTTTAATGACGTACGAACAGATCCAAATGCTTCAAGACGCATGTCTAGCTCGGTTCAACGCGTATCTTGCTCTCAACGTAGGGATGCACAACTCGAATCCATCAATGGAATTGCACTTTACGAAGATACTAGAGTGGCAAGAGCAAGTTCTTGTTGCGTACGGAAATGACGGATATGAATTGGTCAAAGGTCCTGAATCCATGACGAAGACTATGCTAACACTTATGTCGGATGGGGACATCCTGGGAAAATCGTCGTTTGATCGAACTGCCGACAAGATGCGAGAAAAGGAACGCAAACTTCGGTCAACACCAGAAACTCCGTTAACCGATAAGCTCGTGTCGCTTCTCACGAGTGTTCCAGACCTCGACACGATAGTCGAGTTGTTCGGGTGCACGAAAATGTCGGGTCATCCGATAGTATACGCCTCTCGCTCGGCACAATCCGTCAAGGCCGAAGCACTGCCTGTAGGTAAAATCTTGCCTACTGCAGTTAGAGACGTGACATATCACTTCATTCATCTGGTCTTACAGAAATATATCACAAAACACAAGGTGTGGCCAGTATTTAAGAAGAAGCACGAGCCTGTCATCGGGACAAAGTTGTACGAGCTGTGGAAGTCGAACTCAATCAAACTTTTGCCGAACTCGTACCCTCTCTCCGACCTCGACGGCGTTAAGTTTGAGAAGTTTATGGAATTCGACTATACCCCGGATTATCTAGATATGATAGATGATAAATCGATATGCCCTGGAGCGCAGCATGCGGCTGCTTTTTGGCATGGAAATGAAAAGGGAAAACGCCGACTTCTCGACGAATTGTTTTCTAGAAGAGATGTGGATACTAAGGCAATTGTCGATAGAATGAGACAAGGACAGTTCCACATTGACGAGAGAATTGTCGAGCTAACTCAAAAGGAGCGCGAATTCAAAACCGCCGCGCGATGTTTCGCGAAGCTCACATTTGAGGTAAGAATGTTCTTCGTAATAACGGAAGCTAATTTAAAACGCTTCATGGGAGGCGATACAGGAGACAATGGCTACATGCCGCAGCAAACAATGACGATGAGTAACACTCGATTAAGAGAGAGACTATACAACTTGACGAAGAACAAGGTGCGCGATAACACTTGCCTTATCGAGGTTGATTTCTCAAGGTGGAATCTCAAATGGCGCGGAAGCACGATCAATCCGATAGCACGCGTGCTAGAGGACATCTTCGGTCTTCCGGGTGTATTCAGCCAAGCCCACGCATTCTTCGACTCGTCAACGATCGTACTTACAGACAAGCACTCTTGCCCTCCTGGGGTTAAGAAAGGCATGCACGCCTCTCAATGGCCTGAATCGGACCTAGTATGGAGAAACCACCGTGGAGGATTCGAAGGTCTCCAACAGACTCTATGGACAATCGGAACGATCTCGATGATCTATTACGCGTTGGCAGAAGAACAAGTAACTTTCCAGCTAGCCGGACAAGGAGACAATCTTGTGGGCTATCTAGTATTTCAAACGCGACTCCAACCAATCTCTCTTCAGCTGCAGCATTTATTGCGAGCTCTCGACAGAAGGTGTGGATATCTAAATCACGAGGTGAAGCCGGATGAATGTATCGACTCGCGAACGGTGTTGACATATGGAAAGGAGATTTACGTACGAGGAGTCCATAAGTTATACAGCTTGAAGTTCTCTTCTCGCGCGTTTGCGAGACTCGACTACACGTCTCCCTCGCTAAGCAAAGAAATCGCATCTCTCGTCTCAAATTCTATCTCAGTCGCAGGTAACCTTTATGTCACTCCAAAGGCAATTTTATGGAAACACCTTCAAGTGTTATTCTTCCTAAGGAGACGACTCGCATCTCGAGTGTACTCTGTGGAGCATCCGAGCATTAAAAGGTTGCTCAAGTCAAAAGCGTCGCGACAAGCACTCCTTATCCCTGGATCCCTGGGAGGACTTCCAATGATGCCGTGGACCCGTTACTTCAGTCGAGGAGAGACCGATGATCTCTCTTTCGACGTTGCCGCTATGCACTACCTGACAAAAAACGTGCCTGCACTTAAGAACTACATGAGCTTGCTGTGCTCTGGAGAGTTCACACCAGAAGAAGTCAACGTAGCTAATCTCTTGTCGGATCCCCACTCGATTCCGATCGAAATGCCGAACGATGCTACCGGATTACTCTCGAGAGCGATTGCTGACAAGCTTCCAGGAATCGTCCGAAACAAGGACATAGCCCCGCTAGTGTCAACGAGCTTAGATTCAGTTGGACAAAACTATAAGGAACAGCTCGCTAAGGTGAGGCCCCTATACCCGCAAATTATGTCGGACTTATATAAGCTTACACCAGCCGGAATCCGTGAGAAGACTCTCAAGCGCTTCACAATGACACGAACTATAGAGAAAATCATGCCAGGTTTTAACTTCAGCGAGAAAGTCATGAAAGCCGGTGCACTGACGGTGAACGTGGTTCTAGATAGACTAGAACTGGCACAAAAGACAATTGGAGCACAACAATGCTCTCCTTTCGAGACTACGGCTAAGCTACGCAGTCTATGGAAAGTAGAACTCGATAACGCTCATATTGGGCTATATACCCCTTTCGATTTTCAGTTGTCGGTGTTCACTCCGAAACTAGATACGATAGGCGTATCGATCAAACCCGAAGCACGAATAACTTCCAGTGTAGGCACGGCCCCTCCTAACTTCGGAACTGTGACAAAACAAAAAACGTCGAACAAGGGATATAAAATTGTCAACTGTAACTCGACCATGAGGGACCTCAAGTCCGCGGCGCTAATATTCTCAGAACTCGATGGCGATAGAAGTTTAGAGCCTTTGATCGACTCACTTATAAGAGCTAGATCTCCGTGGAGCCTCAAGCAAGTCGCACCGTTATTTCCTTCGGTGTACGGCGGAACGGCGGTTCATCGCCATGCTGCCTCGAAACACCACTTTGGCGTCCTCGGTAGTTGCTCTGTACCAACCCATTTGACCTATAGCTCAGACCGAGCCGGGATCTTATCAGGAGGGGAATTCGATTACCCGGTAGCGTTCCAGACACTTTTTTTGACTCTGGCGAATATAGTGCAAAATATGGACGCCACTGGAAGTACTGCTGGTACGACATCACTTTGTTATGTTATTCCGAAGGAACTGAGACCCATCAGTGTCACGACGCCAGACTCGATTCCAGATATTAAAGCTCCGACGTGGCCGAGTTTAGTAGGGAATAAACTTGCGTATGTCGATACGATGTTCTCTTCAGAGACGTATCAAGTACCTCCACCGGATGTCATAACCCATCTTACATCTCCCCCGCCGGATATTGACTTAGTCTTCTCTTACCTAGAGAGCGTCGTACTGCCCAAGCTCGACGGAAAGAAAATCTGGGACGGTATCCGAGACCCCTATGATATGTTCGATTTCGCGGAGATATCACGAATCTCACCTTATGCTGTCGAAAATGCGATCGAGTGGGTAATTGCGGGAGAAGTATTTTATGACTTGCTCAACTCAACCTCGACAACGAATTTCCAACTAAGCTTGAAAGTCTCACTCAATCACTTATCTACCTTATTCGCAGGTATGTGGATTCGTATACGACTTCATACCATGTTCCACGATAGCGAATACAACATCGCGCGTCAAATAGGACTAGACCCGGGAGACGAAGGACACAAACGAGCTGTACAAAACATGGCAACATTATTCCGAAGACACATTCGAGAAGCGTTAGAAGCGAGAGACACGTCCCTCCTCCCTACAAGAATTCTGTTTGCCGACTGGAAAAAAGATGTGGCCAGAGTATCCGTGAAAAGGCTGATCTTGGCACATGTGTTTGGAACTTACCCGTCTTGTGATTCTACTTCGCTGCAGAAATGTATAACGGAGACATCACCGCCCAGAGAGCTGCTTCACCGTGACCCAGCTGCGTTCATATATCGCATCTCGCAGATCACTTCCAGAAAGATCCACGGTACGGTATATACGCTCCCACATTTGCCCGTAAGATACTACCATCTAGAGGCACAGGAAGCTCTGCGAGGTATTCGACGTAGAGATAAGATAAAAACGGACTTTGCTCATATTCCTCCTAAAATCAATGTGTCGAATCTAGGAACAACTAAGTGGAGTATCACAGAAGAGTCAGGCTTTGCTATTCCAGAACCAACCCACAACTTGCGAATTCCTCCGGAAGATCGTATGCGTGTCCTCAGACGACGGAAATTAGGCAAAGTATCACCTCTCTACTCTGACTGGAAGCCCGTGTTGTCATCGGTAATAAAGCGTGTCGACGTGAATTGTACTGTAGTCCATTCCATAGGCGTTGGACGAGGGTCCGTTGCCAGATGTCTAATCGAGCTCGGCATGCAAGTCGTCGGGTATGACCTCATCTCCACATTCCCCACTGTGTCGCATCGCAGTGCGTCATACATCCCTCCGGAAGTCGCACAATGCGGTCTTTCCAAGAAATTCACATGGTCCAGTCACACGTACGAGACGGACGGAAATATTTTTGACGGAGACCTAGATTTCAATCATGAGATTAAGCCCACCCTCGTGGTTGATCTCGACGTGAACTTGAAAGATCTGTTACGAGGCCTGGAAAGAATCAATTCCGGAGCAAGGCTCATACTTCGGCACAGAGGAACAGTAGATGAGATGAAATATCTAATCGACATGCTCAACCCCCATAGAGTAGTATGCTTGCTAGTAGTAGACAACGAGCCGAGAGACTGTGTGTTCGAAGTAGACTCATTCTCTGGAGTCGGTTTGGCTAATTTCCAACGCATTCAGTTTACAAAGGTAGCAGAAATTACCTACCGCTGCTTAGATAACGAATTGCTAGAACAACTCATCAATGTGGATGCTCGGGTCAGCAAAAGTCTAGAAATTGCGTTGGACATCTCTCTGCAGCAAGTCAAGCGATTACTCGTACAGGTGAAGTCCGAAAAACGTCCAGAGCAGCATCTATCAGACGTTTGGAACCTGCTTGCAGGCCGAGAGACATCACGTCCCGAAGGAAAGCAAATGCGCATCAAGAGTGTGCTCATGAATATCCTTGAATGTACTGACGATGACTGACGAACATTCTCCGATGGATATCTATAAAAACTTAGGAGATGCCTTCTTTCAAAGAGAAATTCGAAGTCGTCAAAGCAGCACTCTCCAACATGGAAAGCCGTGTGCTGATCAGTGAGGCTCGTCTTCGAGAGCTATTGACTCGAATCACCGAGTTAGAAGAGGAAGTCTTCGGGAAACAAGGTCAGCCAAGCGACATAGATCTCCAGGTAGTACAGATCAATACGCAGTTAGACGAGATACAGAAGCTGCTCGGAATAGACACCAGCCTCAAACTAACCAGTTCCGAGAATTCGACTGAATCCACCTTCTCGGAAATGTCGAGAACATTACATGTGATCACTCGTCATCTGCGAGAGTCTTCTGTAAGAGCATCGACGCTCTTGAATGGATTGGTAGGTCGACCTGCATCAAAACTGTTGAACCGGGGCCGTCGCGAGGCTATACGAAAACAAAGCATCACATCCCTCGCGTCGTCCCTTGCACAATCTCCACCACGAATCCTTTCACCGCCTCGAATTCCCGAAAAAGGCCATAGCCGATCCGCATCTTCATCTACGAATAAGTAGCAGAACGACTCTACGCTGATTGTACTTGAAAAAACTTATCTTTAACGCGCAGTTCTATTGGTCGAGTACATGTTAAATAAAAATCAAAGAACTAAACAAAAAAGCAAACCGTCATACACCCATCAACGCATAATCGCGGCGATTGGAAGAATCGACATCTTATCAATACCTATTTCTGAACGTAATACCGTAAGCTTAAAATAGTCTCAGTGGGACACATTCACGTAAACAAGGTCACGGCGAGTTGGCTCTGGCCAAGTATCCCGTAGGAAGGTATGATTAATGTTTCTCAGTTGGGAGCGACAGCACACAAGCCATC